CAGGTTCACCCTGGCACCTGTGTTTGAATCTGCTAACCACAGCGCGTGCTGGGCTAGGGTCCCTTGCAAATCAGCCACCTTATAGCCCTTTCGCTCCGCGCATGTCCGCCCCGGAGAGTTTCGCTCCGTAGAGGTCCGCCCCGCGCAGGTTCGCTTCGCGCATGTCCGCCCCGCGCAGGTTCGCTCCGATGAGGTCCGCCCCGGAGAGTCTCGCCCCGCGCAGGTTCGCCCCGAGCAGGTTCGCTCCGCGCAGGTTCGCTCCGCTGAGGTTAGCCTCGGCCAGGTTCGCCCAGGTCAGGTCCGCCCCGCTGAGGTCCGCCCCGCTGAGGTTCTCCCCGCTGAGGTCCGCCCAGCGCAGGTTCACCTTGCGCAGGTCCGCCTTGCGTCCCTCTGGATCCTCTTCCAGCCACAACGCGTGCTGGGCTAGGGTCCCTTGCAAATCAGCCAATGTCTTTCTCCTATCGTGTACGCCCGGTCAGCTTATCGCCTGTGATCACGAAGTGTTCGTAGTCTAGCCATTGCTCACATTGGGGGTACGGGTTTATGTAGCCTGCCATAGAATCCATAGACCGCAACCCCCACTTGACCATATTTCCGGCATTGCCCTCGCAAGTATTGAGGTTACCGAACTCCCTGGCCGTAACAAAGCCCGTGTGTCCTGTTCGGCCGTTCTCATGCAGCATGATAAACACGTCGCCAGGGATTGGCCGGTAGCTCGCTTCTGGTCTCCACATGCCGAGCTCCTTGGCTAGCTTCACCATCCCCCGCACGCTTCCCTCACGCTTGCCTAGGGGGTGATGATCGAATAGCTGGTGTAGCATGTATGATACGAAGAATGCACACCACGGTGGGCCAGCCCGCCCCTTCCTAAGCCAGTGCTTGGGTAGGTACTTGTCCACCGGCCCACGGTTGGAGCCGTTCGGGTGCTCGCGCACGTTGAGGGCGTGCTCGCTTATCAGAAGTTGGATACAAGTCGCGCGCCTATCGCTGAGCCCGCTCGGCACCCGGGGCTTGATTCCGTGCTCTTGTGGCGGCCCCGAGGGGCTACGTAAAGCCCACCAGGTAGCGGGCCCTACGATGCCGTCAGGAACCAGAGGGTCACCGTGCTTGCCCAGGTGGGTTTGCTGGAAGTGGATCACAGCCCGTTCCACCAACAGATTGTAGGTGAGGTGCCGATCGCCACCACCTGGGAACCACGGTAAAGCCTCGGTCCGTAGGAACCCCTGTTCTAGCAGGATGCGTATAAGGGCGTCTACGTCTGCATTCGTGTCGGATTGCCTAAGCGTCTTCATCGCATCCAACTCATAAGCCCGCTGCCGATCGTTAGCAGGGCCAGTATTACCGATAAAGCTCGCCACATGTCTCTCTCCTCCTTGAGTTGGGCTATTGCCCTTGCCATCTTAGCTACTTGTGTTCTCCGACTCATTTGACCCACCCGTTATTGCCGATCTTGACCTTGACCTGTACGGGCTCTCCGGCCGCCTCCGAGAGGATCTCAGATGCCCGACGAGCGGCCAGTGTGCCCTTCTGCAGGGCTAGCGCGTTCTCTAGATCGGAGGCACGGTACAGGGGAATAGGCTGTAAATCGCGCTCCCATAGCGACACCAGGCTGAGGGTTACACCAACACTCTCTGCGATCTCTTCTAGCGTCCCCCCTAGAACCTTGCGTTGCTCTTGGATAATCGAAGCTGCAGTTTTGCCATTTGCCCTTTGTACCATTCGTCATGACTCCCGTTCATTCGCCGATCAAATGCGGCATTCGCTTTACGTACCTCGGCGCGCACTTCGGCGAGCTTGGGGTGCGAGGCCGCGATGCGCTCCGTGGCAACATCGTCACTTGCCTCGTGTAGGGGTGCGTATCGTGCCACTGTGATTGCCTCGTCTACCATATTTGAACTGTAGCAAAACGTGGGTCACACGCAAGGGAAAAGATTCTGTTTGACCCCCGCACAAACCGAGCTACCATCTAGATATATGGAATTCGACATAGACAACATCCCGAAGCTCATGAGCGAAGCCGCCAACCGGGGGCAAGACCCTTACCTCGCGGGGGCAGCATATATGCTGCGCAAGACCTACGCCGAGGCCCGCTCTCTAGCGCAAGCCAACGACCCCGACCTAGCACGAGCCCGGGAGCAATTCCGGTGGTGGGCGTGGTCCCGGTGAGCCGCCCCAGCTTCGAGGGTCTCTACATGGACTTGGCTGCCGGCTTGGCCTCCCGATCTACGTGCGCCCGCGCGCAGGTGGGGTGTGTCATAGCCACCACGGACTACCGCCGGATCCTAGCCGTGGGCTACAACGGCTCAGCCAAGGGGCACCACAACGGGTGCGACAGCAAGGAGCCGGGCAATTGCGGCTGCCTCCATGCGGAGGAGAATGCAATTATTAGTTGCACCGAGCCGAGGTCCACGGACAAGGTGGTGCTCACTACGTACTCGCCGTGCGTCATGTGCGCCAAGCGAATCGTGAACCTGGGAGGTGTGCAGCGCTGCTACTTCCGCATTCAGTATCGCAGCGCTGCGGGTATCCACCTACTGGGGGATAGCGGGATCGTCTGCACGCACCTGGGGTAGGCGGTCGACGAAGCCTAGGAGCTTCGCGGCCCCTCCCTTCACCGTGCGCTCGGGGTCATCGATCACAAGATCGAAGCGGCCGCCGTGTAGATAGGCAGTTAGGTCTGACTCCGATTGGTGGCCGGCGACACCCGACAAGACGGTCTTGGGAGCCGACAGGGGACCCAGCCATACGCACTTGCCCCCCATCCTCTGGATGAGATCGAACTCGTTCCGGAATCTAAGGTCCGAGATCACTACATCGTAGCCCTTGTAGACCGTACGTAGATCCTTCTCCATGTGCGTGGCGTGCACATCCGCGCAGATCCCCCGCGCATGCTCGGTTCCCAGCAACTGGGCTATCTCTCGCCCCGACACACCCCACCGGGGATCGACTTCCTCTTTGCGGTCTCCGTATAGCTGATCGTGGTCCAGATCCCACAGTACTTGTGCCGCCAGCTTCAGCCGCTTGGCGAAAGACGCCTCACGATACCCACGTTCCTCGAGGGCCCGACTCATGGTGCTTTTACCCGAGTACGCGGCCCCCGCTATGCCTATCAAATGCCTCATCCCGCGACGGTACCAGGGGGGTGTCTTGACGGCAAGGGGCGCGGCGGGGGATACTGGCGTTCGATGACAGCCCCGCGTACTCCCGTCAGTGTGGCGCACATGTGCCTCCCCTACCCCGGCTTCTCCGAGTCGGCCAAGGCCCTGGACACCACCCGGTTGGAGTTGCAGGCCGCTACGGCGCTCAACCTACTCCGCAACCTCACCAAGGCCGAGGTACCCACGTGGCACCTGGGTGTGGGAATGTGGATCGGGGCAGAGACCTCACTGGCCCTTTACGGCATGGCGCTGTGCCGGGAGCTCCACAACCGAGACAACCGCGATCCTAGGTTCCGGTGCCATATCCGGCAGTTCCTTCCCGCCGATGGGGTGTTTGTGTTCCCTGGCTGGCTAGGCCTACGTGATGTACACCGAGGGCACCAGGCCACCCTGTTGCGCGGCAATCCCAAGTACTACAGCGAACGGTTCGGAGATGTCGATCCGAATACTCCGTGCCTCTGGCCCGCGTCCGTGCTATACTCACCTCGTGTCCTGAGCAACTGCTCGGGCTAGCGTCCGTGCCAAATCTGGTGTAGGGTGGGGGCATGCTCGGTTTCGCCGTCTGTGCCACGATACACCTCACGGAGGACGGCCAGGTACCCGATTGGATTCCAATCCTGCCCGCCGGCCCCATTCTGCGCGGCAAGGACGGCCGCGCTTGGACCTTGAAGAATCCCGTCCAGGTCTTGAATGAGTTGGTGGCCAGCGGTACCGATCTGGTGGTTGACTTCAATCATTCCAGCGAGATACAGGCTCCCCGGGGAGAGTCGTCTCCCGCCGCCGGCTTCATTGTGGAGGCTGTAGCCAAGGCTGGGGGCGCAATTTGGGGACGCGTAGAGTGGACCGAGGCTGGGCAAGAAGCCCTACAAGCCAAGGCCTACAAATACATCTCCCCTGCGTTTCTGTTCGACAAGTTGCACGCGGACGCAAGTCAGGATACACTCGGGGAAATCTTGGAGTTGACTTCTGTGGGTCTCGTGAATACCCCTAACTTCGACCAGCTCCCAGCTCTGAATTCCAAAGAGGATCAAAACGTGAACAAAGAACTACTCGAAAAGCTCGGTTTGCCGGCAGATGCCTCGGAGGAACAAGTCTCCCAGAGGATCGCACAGTTGGACGCCGCGGGCAAGGCAAAAAACGCGGTCAAGGTTGAAGACCTGGATTCTAGAATTGCGAACGCGGTCAACACCGCTGTGGCAGCCGCGGCCGAGGCCTTCAAGGCCCAGGGTGACGCCCAGACTCACGAGGTTGCTGTAAATGCGGCCGTAGAGAAGTACCGCACCGAAGGCAAGCTTGCCCCAGCCGAGGTTGATTTCTACACCGAGTTCGCCAGTGAGAGCCCCGAAAAGCTCAAGAGTTTTTGCAGCCACATGGATGCGAAGGCCCCCCTGGTGCCCTCGAAGAAGACCCTAGAAGGTGCCCCCGAAGGTACCAGCAAGGCCTTGACGGCCTACGAGCGCCAGCTTTGCGCCAAGGTTGGTATCTCCGAGGAAGACTTTGCGAATACGACTCTCACCAAGAGCGAGGACAAGTAAATGACCGCTTTGACTGCAGACAAAGATGCGGGCGAACAGCTCGGAACTGAATTCACCAGCCCTGTAAAGGCGTCCACCACGGTCTACTTGGGATCACTGCTAGCTCAGGATTCCGATGGCGACGCGGCCCCCATCACTACGGCCACCACCTGGCGCGCCCTGGGTGTAGCCATGGAGCAGGTGGACAACAGCGCGGGCGCCGACGGTGACCTAAGTGTGCGCTACCGCAAGGGCGTCTTCAAGTTCGTCAACAGCGCGGCTGCTGATGAAATCGCAGAGTCTGAGAAGGGCGAGATCTGCTACGCCGTGGACGATCAGACGGTCGCCAAGACGAACGGGTCCAGCACCCGCTCCGTTGCCGGTGTCGTTATCGGTGTCGATGCGGCCGACGGCCTGGTGATGGTTGCAGTGGGCGCGGCCACCAACGTGGACGGTGACCTGGTAGCGGCGAACAACCTCTCGGATGTTGCCAACGCCGCAACTTCGCGATCAAACATCGGCGCCAACGTGCTGCAGGTGAACATGCCTCAAGTTGCAGCCCTGGACGGCGCCGCAACGATCCGGCTTGTGATGCAAGTGGCCGGCACTATCACCACGATTTCCAGCACCATTACAGGTGCGTTGACGGGCGGCGACCCGACCCTCACCGGGGAAATCAACGGCACGCCCATCACAACCGGTGTCATCACGATTGCGAACGCAGCTTCAGCCGCTGGTGATATCGACACCGTCACCCCCAGCGCGGCGAACGTTGTGGCTATCGGCGACGAGGTCACTTTCATCGTGGCCGCCAACTCACAAACAAACGTCGAAGTCGCTCTGGTTTCGTTTTTGCTCACGACCTAGGACCTAGGCTAGAGAGTCCATAAGGAAATAGAAAAATGCCTTTGAATCACGCACAGCTAGATGCCTTCTTCCGGGCTCAGAAGACACTCTTTCTGAACTCGCTACGGAGCAATCAACCCTCCCTAGTCGATCAGATAGCTACAACCGTCGGCTCAACGACCACGAGCACGGACTACGGGTGGCTTGGAGATGCCAGCGACCTGGTGGAATGGCTCGGCCCCCGCCAGATTGAGCGGTTGACCGCGTTCTCCTACAGCTTGGTCAACAAGAAGTTCGAGAAGACGGTCGCTATCCTGCGAGATCACCTAGACGATGACCAAGTGGGCGTCTACAGCACCTGGTCTTCTTCGGCCGGTACAGCCGCCCGCCTCTGGCCGCACAAGCAGATCATGACCGCCCTGAACAACGGCGGTTCCGAGGTCTGCTACGACGGCCAGTTCTTCTTCGACACCGACCACCCCTATGTGGCCACCACCAAGGGCAACATCCACAATGCGGGCGGGGCCAACGCGGCCACTCCGTACTACTTGATGGACACCACCAAGAGTATCAAGCCGTTCATCTGGCAGCTGCGTGATGCACCCGAGTTCACAATGCTCACAAACCTCACCGACGCGAACGTGTTCGAGTTGGATGAGTACCGCATGGGCGTTCGGGCTCGCGGTGTCGCCGGGTACGGCCTCTGGCAGACCGCTGCAAAGTGCGAAGGCGCCCTGGATGCGACTACCATAGAAGCCGTCGTGGAAGACATGAACGGACTCACCAACGACCAAGGCCACGAGCTGGGGATCAACCCCACCAAGTTGGTGGTCGGCCGTTCGAACCAATTCGCCGCGAAGCGGCTCATGCAGCGCGAGTTGCTTGACGCTGCCCACAGCCCCAACGTTCTCCGGAACATGTTTGAGGTAGTGGTGGTTCCCGAACTGCCGTAGCAAACCCCCCTAGGAGGCCCCCATGACATCATTCGACGATTTCAAAACCAGCGTTGCGGGAGAGTCCGCAAAGGAGCTGCGAGCTATGGCCGCCAAGGAGCTGGATTTGAAGCTCCCCAAGGGCCTTCCTCGAGACCAGCTGTTGGCACAAATTTACCAATCGGTCTCGGGTGAGGGGGGCAAAGACGATAGGGCAGCCTCCCCCGCTGTGTCTCCCCCACCCGAGTCTACTTTGCCCGAGCCGGCCCCCGCCGGCTACCGCGTGAAGCACATGCAGCGCGGGGGCACGAACCGAGCTGGACGACACTGGCCCATCGGGCCAACAGTCACCAACCTCACCGAGGCGGAGCTAAAAGCTCTGCAAGGCGATCACCGCTTCACCGTCGTAAAGCTGTAGCATGCCCTACGCCACCCAGGCAGATTGCACGAACCTCTATGGTACGGATGCTGTCGTCCGGGCAACCGACAGGGATAACGATGGGGCCATTGATACGGTAGTTCTGTCCAATGCCCTGATACGGGCCACGGATACGATTGACGGCTATGTGTCGGGGTTGAAGGGCTTCCCGTTCGCCATAGCGCCCCGAATCTTCACGGGGATTTGCGTAGATCTAGCGCTGTACTACGCCGCGCAGATCTCGGCGAAGTCCCTCACAGAGCAACAGCAAAAAAGCTACGATCAGCATCTTACCTACCTGCGGGACGTGGCCCAGCAGAAGATTCGGCTCACTGTGGACAGTGATGCCGACGGGGAGACCGACATCCGAGAAGAGCCCAGCCCGGATGCCAACATCACATCCAACGCACGCCTGTACACGCGGGACAAGATGGAGAACCTTCTCTAATGGCCGGCACAGAGGTAGTAGTAGGTACGAGGGAGTACGACCGTCTAGTGCAGCGTCTGGAGAGGTTTCGCCGTAGGGTGAGCAATCCCGCGCAAATTATGCACGTGGTGGCTGGCACCATGGAAAGCCAAACCCGGCGGAGGTTGCAGGATACCAAGAAGGATCCGGATGGCTCCCCGTGGGCCAAGTGGAGCACCGAGTACGCCGCAACGCGCGGGGGGCAACACTCGCTTTTGGTGAGTTCTCAGGCCCTTTTGGACGATGTGGCGAGCGATTTTGGGCGGGGTTTTGCCCGCGTCTTTAGCTCCATGGAGTATGCGGCTACCCACCAGCATGGGCGAACCGAAGACGGCATCCCGGCGCGGCCCTACCTCGGGATCGGGGCGGGGGATGCCCGCGAGATCGAGGACGTGTGCACTGATTGGATGGTGGGTGCCCTGTGACTCTAGACGAGTTTCAGACCGCGATCGCGACCACCATCGCAGCGCAGGTGCCCACTGCCAATGTGGATACCCACGGTGGCGAGTACACCTGGGAGGCCATTAGCCGGTACGCGGCCAACGATCCGTGCATTATGATCTCCCTGGCCGGGGCCAAGGTGGAACAAGGGACGTTCCCCAGCCAGATGACGGCGCATGTGTCCGTGGCCGTGTCGGTAATCACCCAGACACGCGCAGGGGCCGCCGGCGGCCGACACACCCGCGGTCTAAGGTACACCACCGAGCTCCTGCGGGTGGTGAATCAGTTCGGCCAGTATTGGGGGCTCCCTGCCTCCAACAAGTGCCTGCAGGTGCCGAAAGGCCTAAGGGCCGAGAACCTTTACAGTTCTAAGCTCGATTCAAACGATATCGCCATGTGGGGTGTAACCTGGAAGCAAATGGTCGACCTGATCGACGATACCGCCATTCCAATCGACTTCGAGCTGTTCCATGCGGATTACGACCTGGCACCTACAGATGGGGAGTACGAGGCCTCGGACGATGTGGACGTATCCTAGCACTCTGGGCAGACATATGATAGGGTGGGCGGTGAGATATGCGTAAGCTCCACATCAGGCCCGTACCCGGCCGCAAGGTTCGTGTGCCTTACACCAGATCCTTCCTGCCCGAGGGCGGAGCCCGTATGCCGCACGAGCAGTACTGGCTTCGCAGACTCCAGGAAGGAGATGTGGAGCTAGTGCCTGAACCTGCCCCCGAGCCGGTTCTGCCCGATGTCCCCAAAGCCGATGCGGTCGAGATCCGAGAGGGCGCCCGGCAGCTAGAAAACGACGTGCCACCTAAGAGCAAGAAGCGTTCCAAGGTCAAGGAAAAGTAAATGGCGATTTCATTCAATCAGATCCCTTTGACGGTCAATACCCCTGGTTCGTTTATCGAATTCGATTCGAGCCGCGCGGTGCAAGGCCTTTTGCTGCAACCCCACGTCTCTCTGTTGGTGGGCAATAAGCTCGCCGCCGGCACGGCTACCGCGGCCCAAGTCGTGTTCGTCAAGAGCTACGATGAGGCCGTGCTACTGTTTGGACAGCATAGCCAACTTGCTGAGATGGTCAAGGCATATAAGGCCGTGGATCGTCTCACCGAGCTGTGGTGTATCCCCATGGCCGATGCTGGCGGTGGCGCCAAGTCCACGGGAGATTGGACCCTTTCCGGGACCGCTACGGCGGACGGCACGGTGCATTTTTACATCAGCGGCCGGAAGTTCTCCGTGGCTGTCACAAGCGGCGATGCGCACACAGCCGTTGTCACGGCAGCGGTCACGGCAGCGGCCGAGCTCTCGGACCTACCCGTGGCTGTCACGGATGCCACCCTGGGCGTGCTGCAAGCCGAGTCAGTCCACGCGGGGGCCTTTGGTGACCAGATGCGGTTGAACCACAGCCTGGGGGCTGGGGAAGCGCTTCCCGCCGGTATCACTATCGTACTCACCCAGCCCACCGGTGGCTCGGGTGATGTGGACCACGACACGGTGGTTACGGAGATGGGTGAAGATCAGTACCACACGGTGGGCCTCGGGGTGCACACCGCGGCCGAGGTTGCCAAGATTGTGACTGAGATGGAGTCCCGCGAAGGCCCCATGCGCCAGATTGAGGGCGTCGTTTTCTCTGGGGTGGCCGATTCGCAGGCGAACATTTCCACCTACATGGCCGGCTTCAACACCTCGGTTTTGGTCGTGGCCAGCCAGAAAAAAGATGCTCTGATTCAGACTCCGTGGGAGGTGGCCGCACAGACGGCCGGCCTCAACGCGGCCCGCGTCCAGGTGGACCCTGCCAAGAACCTGGCCGGCGCCAGCTACTCGGGTGTCAGCGCGGCAGCACGCGGTAACCGCTTCACGCGGGCCGAGCGCGACACGTTGATCTCTGACGGTGCGGCCACCACCAAGGCGGGCTCCGACGGCCGGCTCCTAGTGGAGCGGCTAGTTACGACCCAGACCACAAACGCTTCTGCGCTGCCGGATCTGTCCTTCCAGGACCTGACTACGGTGCGCACCCTGCACGCTATTCGATTCACCATCCGGGCAGCCATCGCAGCCAAGTACAGCCAAAAGAAGTTGGCCGACGACGGCAACGTGGGCCCGAGCGTGATCACCCCCAGCGACATCCGAGCCGAGCTGATCAGCCTCTTCTTGGGTTGGCAGGATCTGGGTTGGGTTGAGAACCTCGATCAATACAAGGACGAGCTGTTAGTTCAGCGCGACGGCAGCGACCCCAACCGAGTAAACGCGATCATCCCGCCGGACATCATTAATCAGTTTTACGTGTTCGCCGGCCAAATCCAGTTCTTGCGCTAAGGGATAGACCATGCAGAAGGTAACAGGACAAATCACAATCAAGGCCGACGGTGACTCGCTACTGGTGAAGTCCGGCCAAGCCACCTTCAACTTTGGCGGCAAGGAACGGACGATGATCTACGCAGACAATCGCCCGATCGGTCCCGCAGAGAAGCCCATTGGGGCCACTGTAAGTGGAACTCTGGTGCACGTCAGCACCACGGAGCTCCGTACGCTGTCGGAGCACGATAATGTCACCCTGACGATCAATTGCGACACGGGTGTTGTCTACGTGGTCCGCGATGCTTTCGCTACCAAGCCCACGGAACTCTCGGGGGAAGAGGGCGACGTGGAATTCGAGTACATGGGCCAAGTGGCCGAACAGCTATAGACCCGCAAATAGGAGGCAAGGCATGGACGACAAAGTTATCAAGCTACAGTTCCCGATCG